GGCATCAACCGCGCCGACCGACCGGAAACCGTTTCCGATATGGAAAAGGCCTACGCCAACATTCGCGCCTTGCACCTTGGCAACCGCCGCGCTTACACGACCGGAACCGACGCCGACGTCATTCCCGCACAGACTGCACAGGAACTGATTCGAAGGCTTCCGGCGCTGTCCGCTGTTCGCCAGGCGGCAACTGTTCGTCAGTACACGATGACCACGGAAATCCCGCAGGTGGTGAACCGGGTCCCGATTGCGACTTTGATCACTGAGGGCGCCGCAAGTCAGGCGGCAGAGGGCACCTTCTCAAAGGTTGCTGTTAAAGCGTTCATGACCCGATACCAGTCGGCGATCTCGCTTGAAATGGAACAGGACGCGATCGAACCGGTGATGGGGGAAATTCTCCAACAGCATCTCGAGGGCCACGCTCAGGGTTGGGATGCCCTGTACACAAGCGCCGCATCGACGGCGAGCTCTCGTACCGCTCCGATGGGCCTTTGCGCCGGCCATACGGACATGGACACCAACCTCGCGCACGAAATCAACGACGTGGACACGGCGAACGGCGCAACCGTGGCAAACGTAACGATTGCCGACCTCCTCGCGACGCAGGCCGCGTTGCCGGGTAGGTACCGCGCTGGCGAGAAGTCGTGGATCATGAGCCCCCAGCTCCACGCTCAGATTGTCCAGTCAACCGATCCGAATTCACGACTTGTGTTTCTTCCTGCGAACACCGGTACCCTTCAGGAAAACCCGCTTTCCGTGGGTACGATTCTTGGCTACCCCGTGTTCCTCAGCGACCATATGCCGGCCCCGGCAAACAACGCGGTGGCGGCGATTCTTCTGGATCGTCAGTCGTACATGATCGCGGACCGTCTCCAGCTCCAGATTGTCCCCGACCGCGTCACCGGGCTTGGCCTTGGGACTACGTTCCTTAATACGTACATGCGTTCCGACGGCCTTTGGACTCAGGCCGAGCGGTCCGCGCGTCTCGTGTACGCCACCTGATTGGATCTCTTGCTCCGGGGGCGGCGCCGTACTCGACCGCGGTGCCGCCCCCATTTCCCGCCATGTTGCAAACCGTCACCGAATCCGCGATCCCCTTCAGTCTCGACGAGTTCCGGGATCATTGTTCAATTTCGCCGGATGAGCGGGAACACGATCCCGCGCTTCGCCGAGCGCTCTACGCCGCGGCCGTGTTCGTTGAATCTAAGGCCGGAATCCGGCTCCGGGGATCCACCCTCTACGACTACTTCCGCGGACGCCCGGGGCCGTTCCGGTTCCTATCCGGCCCCGTGAATTCAGTATCGGTCGTTCGGGACATGACCGCCGGCGCCGATGTCGACGCGGCCGCGTGGGAACTCGATCTCGTTGGCCAGTGGCCCAGCTTGCGATGCCTCGACGATTCAGCATTCGATCCCGCGAACACGTACCGAATCACGTGGGCCGCCGGGTACCCGACAATTCCGCATGATCTACACGCCGTCGTGTTCCTCGTGGGCGCCCTCTACTTCGAGAACCGCGAAGCTGCTACGCCGATCGCCATGCACGCGCTACCGCTTTCCGTTTCGTCGATCCTCCAGGGCTACGGCCCGCGGGAGACTTGACCAATGCAGGCCGGACAGCTTCGCCAAATCGTCCAAATACAGCAGCCGACCGGGAACGACGATGGCACCGGCCAGCGCGTGTACACGTACACGACGACGGCCCCGAGCGTATGGGCTCGCGTCCGCAACGTCTCCCAATCAAAGGGAATGGACGGCGAAATCGTCGCCGCCGGCCAGGAGCGGTACGAGGTTCGGATCCGCTACCGCGACGGGATCGATTACACGACGAGACTCCGATACAAGAATTTGCACCTCCAGGTCGTCGGGATAACTGATCACCTCGAGCGAAGTCGTGAACTCCGCCTAGATTGCGAGGTTGCAGACCTATGAGCGCCGTTGGATTTGAAATCGACTACCGGAAGCTCGAGCGGAAGCTTGTCGGCCTTGAGAAGTACGCGCCCCGAAACGCGATGAAAGCCGCCGCCGGCGCCGCGTTCAAAGTAGTGAACAAGGAAAACGCGCGGATAGCCTCCACCGCCAGCTACAAGACGCCGCAGGAAAACCCTTCGTTCCGCAAGCGGGCCGGAACCAAAGGCGGGTACCGACTTCGCAAGGTAAAACAGCGCCGCGATGGCACGATCACCGCGCGAAGCGACTACAACACGAAGCACCCGGAAATGGCCGCCGCGTGGTTTGTCGAGCGGGGATACAACACTACCACCGGCCGCGTAGAGGGCCGAGGATTCCGCGGTACGGCGTTCAAAGCGAAGAAGCGGGCGGCACAGCAGAAATTCGTCGAAGCGTTGACCGTGGCGATAGACGTGGCATCCAGCAACCCTAAAGGCAAGGTTTCCGTCCGTGACATCGAGGGCGTGATCGGGAAGGCGTGGTGACCCTATGAGCTTCGCCACCGACACCTATACGCTTCTTGCCGGGGACGGATCGATCGCCGCCAAAGTCGGTACGCGGATCTCGCCCTACGCCAGGAACCCGAACGACGACTTCCCCGCGATCGTCTTCCAGATTGCCCGCGAAGAAATCGAGACCGACGCCGGCGGCGCCGATCTAATGCGAATCGCCACCGTCGAAATCACGTGTATGGACCGCACCTACCTCGAGGCCGACGCACTCGCCGAGCTCGTGATCACCGCCATTCGCGGCCGTACCGCGGCTCGCTCGCTCACCATCGACCGCGACTACGGAGACCCCTACGACGGGTCGTCCGAGCTCGTGTACCGCGCAACCGTTACCGCAACCCTTGCAGGATCCTAGAAAATGGCACAGACATTCAACGGCGCCACGCTTGAGTGGACAATCACCACGCCACCGGAAACCGACGGCGGAGACCCTGTAAATACAATCTACAAGTTCAACGTCCGCGATTTCTCGGAGGCAGGTAACGACCGCGCCGCAATCGACGTTACCACCGCGGCCAGCACTCGCCGACAAGTCGTATACGGGTTCGCGGAGGCGACCGAATTCACGTTCGAATGCGTCTACGATATGGACGAAGATCAGATTGGAACGTCGCCCGCAATCACCCGGACAGTGCTCGAGGGGTTTTTGGCTAACGCCGTTGGTTCGCTCAGTCTCAGATTCGTGAACAATGGCACCGTCAACGAAGATACGTTCGGAGGCGCTCGAAACGCCGTCGTAAAGGGGTTCACGTTCTCCGGCGAAGTAGACGGCGTCATCGTCTACAGCATCACCTTTGGGATCCTCCATTGACCAGTCTCGCCGACTTGATGAAGCCCCGGCGGGTGATCGTCCCGACGCCAGGCGGACCCGTGGAGCTCCAGAGCCCCGCGGCCGCCGTGGTCCCTGAGCTTTTGAAGGCTCCGGAGGACCGGCAACACGCGCTAGTGGTCGCGGCCTGTGCCGTGGATCCCGCGATGACCGAAGAAGAAGCGGCCGCCCTCCCAGCCGACATCCTCTACCCGCTCGCGGATAAATGCCTCGAGCTCGTGCACCCGGGAGCGGGCCAGGACTAACCGGGCCCGAGCGGCTCGCGTTCTCAATCGCGGAGCGGCTCGGGATGACGGTCGGAGAGCTGATGCAGCGAATGACGGCAGCGGAGCTTCTCACGTGGATGAACCTCCCAGCGATCGACCAGGAAGCCGAGCGACGTAGGAACCTCGGAAGGATGCGCGAACTATGGCGAACGTAGGTGATCTTTTCATCAATGTCCGAGCGAAGACCGGAGCTCTCCAGAAGGGGCTCCGGAGCGCTCGCCGTTCGCTCTCCAAATTCGCCAAAAGCGGTACGGGAATCATCGCGGGGATCGGCGGCGCGTTTGGCATTTTTAAGACGTTCCAATTTTTGATGGGATCACTGATCGGCCATTCGCAGGAGTTCCGCGAAGCGTGGGCGAAGGTGGGGGCCGCCGTCGCCGAGATCGGCGCCGACTTCGCGAAGCAATTCGGGCCGCCGCTCGCCGAGGGCCTATCAAAGCTCGCCGAGTGGCTATTGACATCGGAAGCGATTCAGCAGCTGTTCGAAGGTATGGGAATGGCGCTCAAATTCCTTGAGCCGATTTTCGACGGCCTTGCCAAGTCGTTTATGTTTTGGCAAAAAGCAATCGAAAAATTCCTTCGATTGATTAACGGAACCGATGCCGCGATGGATGCGCTCGGGCAAGGAATCACCGATCCTTCGCAGATCCAGGACAAAGATAGTTTCCGAAAAGAAATCGGAACGCAGGGGGTCGCGAGAGGTATGGAGCTCGGCGCCGACAGTGACGCGCTCCAATTTTCAAACCGGTACCTAAAAGAAATAGCGCAGCGGGTGGAGGTTCCTAAATGACGTGGAGTTATACAATTCTCAGGGGCGGCGATGACCTCGACGTGAAACCGTTTGAACCCGTGACCTCTGGCGCCGTCGTGCTCGTGGACTCATCGGGCGAATCGAACGTGACCGCAAACGTGGTTCTCCAGAAGCTCGCAAGCAGAGACTCAAATTTTGGGCTTGCTGTCCAGGAGGGTTCTATCGTCGAGCAATACGACGGCGCCGCTTGGGTAGACGATAATCCAACACTGTCGTTTGGGCCGATGCTTGTACGTGAAATTTCCGTAGTCGAGCACCCGGACAGGCCCGATTACTGGAGAGTCGAGTTCCAGGTATCGGGTTTCGGTCCAGCGCTTCAGCCTGTCGCCGAAACCGACCCTGTAGCGCTCGGATCCCCGCAAATATCGGTCAGCGTCGTCTCCCGGCCGCGAATGGCGCCGGCCTACCGATGCGACGTGGCAACGCCGGCGGACCTTGTTTCGTCTGATGAATTCACCGAGACCCCGTGGATCAATGGGACCGACATCGGAGGGAAGTCGGTCGACATCAACACAAGCCCCGTGTCAATTCCAATCGATCAAACCGTGATCACGATCCAATGGGTGACACGTTGGCCATTCCAAAATTGGGCCGGCCAGTGGGTAGGCGCGGACGGAAACGAGCACACGATCGACATCGAAGTGCTCGCGGATAGCTACGTCGGCGGCCGAAACCTTCAGGAATTCATGGGGTTCCCGATTGGTTCGCTTCTGATGGAATCGGTCGAATTCCAACCGCTGCACCACGAATTCAAAACCGCAACGATGACGCTCATATTCGACCAATGGCACCACGCTAACCAAATGCCACTCGTCAATCCGCAGTTCAACATCCCGACCACGCCGAACTCAACCACGGCCATGAGTCACACCACCACGGTCCTATGGAATCAAACGTATTGGAGTGGCTGGACAATCGGTGAGGACGGATCGCCGTTTTTCGGAGCAGCGGAAATCGACTATCTGGACACGGTTTTCGTATGACGCTTAAACGATTCCGCACCGGGTCCGGCCGACTCGACGCTAACAACCTGAACCGGTTCATGCGAACAAGCGCCGCTGTCGACCGCCTTCCGACCCCGGGCCAGGAGTTCCGGCCGCGGTGGTACGGGCCGCTTGTATGCAAGATCACCGCGAAGACAACGACGAGCTCAGGGCAATTCCGCTACACAGTCGAAGAGGTTCGATTCTCGAGCCCGGAAACGTTCGCCACGATGAGCGGGGGTTTTACTTCGGACCGCGTGGTCAACCTTGCCGAGCGCGACAACACGACGACGAGTCACACAGGCATCGATCCCGACGACCTCCCGGGCTCGTACGACCTCGAGCCGGCGCCCGTCGGCGCCGTCGTCGCCTGTTTCGTCGCGGCGAACGGCGACGCCACCAACCCAAACACCGTCTGGTTCGATCGACCAGGCGAATTCTTCGGAGCTTGCCCGTGAGCGACATATACCACGATCTCCAATTCACCCAGGAAACGACCGTTTCGCTCGAGGTTGTTTGGGAGGATTCCGACGCCGTTCCGATCACCTCGATCGACTCGGCCCAGATGCAGCTGAAAACCAACCGTACCGACTCGTACGCCGATCGATTGCTCGCGTTGACGACGGCCGCCGACGGGGGAATTGTCCTCGACGCTGCGGCCGGAAAGCTCACGATCACGATCACCGACGAGCAAACCGCAGCGCTCCCCGCGGGCGTGTGTTTCTACGATCTCATACTCGAGCAGACCGGCGGCGCAAAACACGTGCTACTTGCCGGTTCTGTGACCGTCGACCAGGGGGTGACGACGTGGCAGTGATTACAACGTTTCCGAATCAGGTAATCGTCCGAACACCCGGACCGCAAGGGCCCGCGGGCTCAGGAACCGGACCAGGTGGCGGGATCTCAGAGGTGCAAGGGGATTCGCCGATTGCGGTGGCGAACGGGACGACCCTACCCGTCGTCTCGCTCACCGCCGCGGGGATCTCTGCCGCGTACATGGCAAACAATGCCGTGGCGACCGCCTCGATTCAGGACGGCGCCGTGACGGCCGCGAAGATTGCCGGAGGGGTGATTAACGACGGGACAGTCACCGAAGTCACAGGATCACCTCAAATAGCGGTTTCAAACGGGACCACAACGCCGGCGTTGAGCTTGCAAAGCCTCAGTGTTTCGAGCGGATTTCTTGCCGCCGCGTCAGTAGTAACGGCAAAAATCGACGATAGCGCAGTGACCACCGCAAAGCTCGGGCTATCGGCGGTGACGTCGTCGAAAATTGCAAGCGACGCTGTAACGGCTGCAAAGCTCGCAGACACGACTGTGACCGCGGGCACGTACAACGCTGCGGACGTCACCGTCGACGCTCAGGGGCGAATCACCGCCGCGTATGCCGGCAAAGACTCGTATACGGGGCAGGTCGTAGCGCCGGCGAATTCCGACGTGTATACGATCGATCCGGCAGTAGTAAGCGCCCGAACGATCCTCAATTTCTACGCCAAGAACGGCGGGGGTTCGTGCACTGCTACGCTGAAAAACAACGGCGCAACGGTTGCAACGATTGCAGTTACAACTAGTAGCGGATTTGCGGGTTTTATTACGAATACCGCAGTGAGTGACGGCGACCCGATCACGATTGAAGTCAGTAACAACACTAGCGCCGCAAACCTTGTTTTCCAGGTGGAATATTCACGATGACCCCGCGCTGGTTTTATATCCCGGCCGCATCCGGTGAAACGATCCTCGACACCTACACGCAGGTCGGGCAATGGGTTTGGCGATCAGCCAATAACTGGTGGAACGTCATCGGAAATGGCACGTGGTCCTCGACTTCCTCAAACGTAGGAACGTATCTTGCGCTTGATTCAGGATCTCAAATTAGAACGACGAATCTTACGTTCAGCGCCAACGATCCCGGAGGCTGGCCAACGAACGCTCGTATCCGGTTGACGGTAACACCCTCGAGCGGGGGGCCAGCCTACGCCGTCGAGGGTTCGCCAACAGGCGCCGGCGACTCGCGTTGGTTTTGGCGTGATGCCTCTGGTGGATTGTTGACGCTGACCGCGGCTCAAATCGAGGACGGCGGAACGTTTGGTTGGGATGCATCCGACACGATCACGATACAGCTATTCACACCGTAGGGCCGACAATGCTCGAAACACTGACCGACGTCCAGGGAATTGTGATCGCCGCCGCGATCCTTTACGCCGCCAAGGAATTGAAAAGGGTATCCAATGAAGTATCGCGCGTTTCTACTGCTATCCACGCTCTCGATCGTCGCGTTGACGACCTCGAACGGGTGCTCGTCCGTGACCGGATTCCGGAGCCTGAGCGACGGCCAGGCGGCCACGCCCGAGCTCCGCAAGGCGGCCGCGACCGCTAGGGCGGAGGCCGACGCGCTCGACGCAATCGCCGACCAGCAATCTGAGCAGCTCCGGCAGGCCGTGGACGGCGCTCACGGCATCGCGGAGTCGCTCGGGGCGCCGGAGCTCGTCACCGGCCTAATCGCGGGTCTTGGCGGGCTTCTGGTGCCATCGCCGATCCGGCGGAAGAAGCCCGCCGTATGAGCGCGCTTCTTTCCGCGTGTTGCTGCGGTGGCGTCGTTTCGGGTGAATGTTGCTCGAGTGCTTGGGGCGCTGCGCAGTCAGACGACTTTTCATTCACAAGCGGAAACGTCGTCCAATCCGGGCGAAATGACAACTGGAACTCGTGCACGGAAAACGGCGTCACGGACTACCGGCGAGGTAACGCGTCCACGATGCGAACGACTTACGCGTTTTCGAACGTGGAACTAAAACGCCGGACGGGGCAAGGCGGGCAGCGGCAGAAATGGAGCTTTTACAACGGCACGATCACGGCGACGGAAATACGACGTTCCTACAAATTCGGCGACTTTGACTGTGAAACCGATCTCAATTGTGATCGCGGGTACACGTTAGCGGTGCAGGTCGTCGCCACGAACGGCACGTATTCAAATACCGTCGGGTTCTCGTGCAACCAGGACGCATCGGCCACGGTGACGTGGAACAACGAGCCGAGCGACTGGACCGATGACTGGTTTTTGATTTCGCAGCAATGCCAAAGCGTTGATGAAATCTATTGTCAAGGCGGCGGGGCTCCCGTCACGCTTGAACGGCGACAATTCCGGATAACCACGCCCTCTCTACCGGTTGTTCCTTCGTCGTGCACCGCTTGCCCGGGTGTTCTCATTCCACGCGTATCGTGGAATTGGAATGCAAATAACCCGGACTGCGACTCAAACGATCTCGAGGATTTGAGCTGGTACTCGTACGACGGAGGCCAGTTCGCCAACTATTGCACCGGCGGCGAAGGCTCAAACGAACCTACGTGTTCAACCGACCAACAGAACCGCGGCGACGACGTGTTCGATACGAGTTATCCGGCCGTCACCAATCCTGTCGGCGGCTCGTGTACGCAACGTGGTCTAATCATGCCATCTATCACGATTGCGGCAATCTGATGGCATACCCTGATTGTCGACATCGAGCGAATAGCCGATGCACGCTCCAGCTTTACGGGGGGAACCCGACCGGGGCCGAATGCCGAGCTTGCGACCAGTACAAGGGCCGACCTAGAGGCGCCGGCGACGTCGTCCACACCGTCGCAAAGGCCCTCCGCCTCGACAAGCTCGCCGAGCGGGTGACAATGGGCCGCGGGTGCGGATGCGCCGAGCGCCGCAAAAGGTGGAACGCCGTTCGCCTAATTGAAAAATACCGCGATTCGTTGTAGTTTCCTCGGTGGTGTGCCGATAGAACGTTTCACCACACGGATTTCGGAAGGATCCAAACCATGAAAACACGATCAAAAGCGATAGCGGATGAATTGCGCAAGTCAGAGCCGGATTTGCGGGTCGTCGAAACCCACCTCGTGAAGCTCGGGCAGGGCGACTACGAACGGCGATACGTGCGGGCCGTACCCACCGACGAGATTCCGGCCGAGCTCGTGGATGCGTTCCGTCGACTGCTTGCGACCACTACTCACGTCCAGACAAAAGCTCACGCGGCCGTATCCGAAATGGACATTCAGCCGGACCATCCGGCGTTTTGGGCTCGCTCCAGGAACGCGGCCGCCGATCTCGCGGTCTGTGCCGAGTCGGCCGACGAGACCGTGCGGATTTGCAAGGCGGTGGCGAAGCTCGTGGAGGATCTCCAGCGATGAGCCCCAAAGACATCGAAATCACCCTCGTGGCGATCCTCAAATCGACCATCGAAGCCCAAATCCCGCGGACCGAATGGCGTACGTCCGTCGAGCACGCGGTACACGTGTTCCAAGAGGTTCGCGGGGACTGGTTGAAGGTCGAGCCCTCGACGACCCCTCAACCGGGAGGGGCCGCCGATCCAAGCCCCCGCAGGCCCGCGGCGGTCGGGGGGGATCCTCCACCCTCTCGGCCGTCGCGAGGGGCCTACCCGACGACGCCGCCACAGCGTGGGGGGCCGTTCTACCGGGTGACCGGGGCCGACGAGATGGGCACGACCAGGGCAGGCAAGGGCATTCGAGGGTTCACCCTTCAGGACGCCGCCGGCGCCGATATCGACGCTAAATGGATCGAAGGAAAATGGGACGACCCCGGGTCCATCTCGAAGGTGGAGGCAATCGAGCACGGCGATTGGATCAAAGGCAAGGTGGCCCACGGGGAGCGGGGAAATTTCCTCAACAAGCCCGAGGTAGTCGCTAGGCCCGCGGCCGTCGATACCGACGAGATCCCGTTCTGATGAGCCCCGGGGATATGTCCAGACTCGCCGCCAAGCTGGCCACCGTGGAAGGCGTCAAGCCCGCCCACGTCGCCGTCGTGCTCTCGATCGCCGCCCAGTCCGGGAAGGACGGCGGAGCCGTCATATCCGCCGCTCGGCTCGCTCAGCGGTGCGGGATGTCGAAGGGCCACGCTTGGCGTTCGATCCAATGGGCCTACAACGCAAATTTGCTCGAAATCGAGAACGTGGAGGGCCGATCGAACCGCTACGTGTTCGAAACTACCTGTAGCGCCGGCGCGACAGGGGTAGCGCGCCGGCGCGCCGGGGGTGACGCGCCGGCGCGACACGTTTCCAGGACTCATTCAGTTATTACTTCTTCCGCTCCGGCAGCTCGGCCCGTTGAAGGGCCGCAGCCGGCGGCGGGGGAGGCGGCCGAAGACGAACCCCGGATGTCGTTCCGTGAATTTCTCGACGCCCAGGGAATGACCCTCGAGGAAGCGCAGAGGGCCGAATGGGGTTGATATGGGCCGAATCATTTACGTGGCCGCCGAGCGGAAACCTACTTATGCGGGCCAGCTGGAAACGCCGGCGCTTTTACCCTTCAAAGGCCTACCGGGAGTGGAACGCTACCAACCTTCCGACCGTGCTCGAGGGGCCACGGATACCCATTATCGACTACCAGGTGCGTTTGGGCCTCGTGTTCCGGCCGCCCAACCGCCGAGCGTATGACCTCGACAACCGAGCGAAAGCTGTGCAGGATTTGCTAGTCAAGGGGGGCGTAGTGAAGGACGACAGCGCGAAATACCTTAATCCCGTGAATCTATCGGGGGTGGAGCCCGTCAAGGGCGAACCCGGATACGTGATTGCGAGTCTGTACACGCTATGACCTACTCAGCACGCATCCCAAGCAGCACACCTAAACGGCAGCTATCCGAGGTGAAGCGGATCCGAGGGACCAGGGCACACAAAAAGGCCATGCGAACGATGCGGATATGCCACCCGCTCTGCATGAGGTGCGGGAATGTCGCCACCGAGACGCACCACGTCATCCCAATGAGCGCCGGCGGGTCTTCGGCGTTCCACAATCTCGAAGCGCTCTGTTCCCGATGCCATAAGGCGCAGCACGACCCCTCCCCTACAGGCCGGAAAACGGAGGGCACGGTCCCC